TTCCGAATGCTTGATATACATTATGAATTACGTTGCAAGGGCGGCAATGATGAAATTACTGATGTGATAAAGAATTCACACAAAAAACTCACTGAACGTGTACGTGCTATTATCGAACAATACATTACAATGAGCAACGAACGTTTCGGTATTGACTGGCGTAATGCGACTATGACAGATGTAGGCAAGATGTTTGAATTCGTTGCATCAGTAATCAACAGAGAATTTAAATTTTTTAGGACTGTAGTATCACCGACTGTGGTATATGGCCCGAGATTTTCCTATGGTAAACGAACTATAGGGCTTATAGCGGGTAATCAGACCATACATTTTAATATTCTAGACGATGACTCTTATAATCAATTCACTTTGATTTCGGATGTAGTATACTGCGATAAGGACGCTAATTCGATATCTATTTCAAGGTTATCAACAATCGAGTGTCCGAATCTTGCACCATGCATGCCGTATTCAAATCCAGATTCAATTCTTGTCGATTCTGATGTGCCTGAATTAATGGAGAACGATAGTAATAGCAGTTCTACTAGCAGTAACTTATATCCAGTATTTGGGTCAGACACACCGCCTGGATTCGGAATACCTGAAAGTAGGCGTGATGGCGCACGTCTTATTAATCATGCTCATGATATTGAGTATACGTTTGACGCCCCATTAGCACCAATAGATTAAAGGAGTTTAAATTATGAATATCAATTTATGCTTTAGTGGAAAAGTAAGCATAGAAGATCGTATCAAATACGAAAACGAACTTCGTGAAAAACATGATGAAGTAATGGCAAGTGTTACAAATGCTCTCCTTGATGAAGGCGTTGATGAAGTCATAGAGAACTGGGGTATCTGTGCTAAGACCCTCGGCATGATCGTAGATACCTACAATAGTATCACTATCGGTGGTATGCCTTGTGAAGTAGTAGGATTTGTTTCTGGTAGAAAAGACCTTGTTATTAAGAATCCTAACTATGACAAGTTTGCTTCTTTCAAACCACTTGATTATTCTGATGAAGATTATCTCGATGACTTCATGGCATCTTTCTCTTTAGTACTGGAGGTTAAAAATGGTACTTCTTCAGTGAATACTGAAGAATCATAAGCATTTCGATTTTGTCGAAATTAACAATTGAGTAATAGTTCTCTCATGAACTATTACTCAATTTTTTATCCAAAATCTAACAGGAAAGCTGGTGGTTTTCATTGGCAATATTTAAAGATGATGGTGAATATTTCTATCTTGATATCCCATATTGTGAATTCTATATTCCAATATTCTATTATGATACTACTCGTAAATTCGCAGAAGATTACGGTGACTATGCTAAGGTATTGGGTGTATTTAATGTAGGTTTCTTTGAGAATAATAAACTTAAAGAAATGAAGACATTAAATATCCCTACTATGATTACTATTTATCAGTATGATAGTGAAGTAAGAGAAGTTCAATTATTAAATGGGGAAATGGTTCAGTGCAAAGTACTTAAGTTCTTAAAAGGAGCTAAAGTAATGCCATCCATTCTCTTTGAAGATGATGAGATATCTAAGAAATATTTACAATACATAATGGCTGGTAATATGCCTACAGTTATTCCTTATTCTAAAGCTTTACAAGTATGGAGAAAGAATCAAGAGTTAAACGGTGTTCATTTTGGTGTTTCATCTTGCTATCTTGAATTAGTTCTTGCTGGTATGATGAGAAACCCTAATGACCTCTCTCAGAAATTCTCCAGAATAGCTGGTAATGAAGGAGTATCTGACTATTCATATTTCCCAGCATCTGTTCGACAAGTTTGTCAGTACAATTCAACTTTTACTGCTGTTACATTTGAAGATATAGATTCTATGATCACATCTTCACTTAACAAAGCTAGAGAGAAGACTCCTGAAAATACTTCTCCGGTTGAACAGGTAATCAAATTCTAATTTGTGAATAACTTGTATAGGAAATCATCTGGGATTTTCCAATACAGTTATATAAAAATTTTATAGTCTTTTATAAATGACTACAACTTTAATTTTAAATTAAATTTGAAAATATAATAAAGGAGTGACAATTATGCCTCAGAATGTGCAAATCGTACCTAAGTATCTGCATCCTCATGTAGCTACTTATATTAACGATAATACTGTAGTTAACGATGAAGCCGCTGCTACAGTTGATTCTAACATAAAGTACTTAGCAGTGTTTAGATCTCCAATGGGTATTGATAACACACTCATTAAGAAGACTAGCCTTGCTGATTTCTATGCAACATTCGGCAGATCAAACTACAAGAAGTATGGTCAGCCTCTTATGATGCCAATAGCTGAACTCTCATCTGGTAACGCTTCTGTTTACTGTATGAGAATTATGCCTGATAACTCACTTGCTGCTAACTCTGTTCTTAGAGCTATGTATAAAGCAGATGCAGAAACAGGTAAATTCACAGTAAAACTTAAGTACTCTAACGTATCTAAAGATACACAGGGATACAGCGTTGCTGACGGTAAAACACGTAAGGCTATGGCAGCATGGCTTACAAGAGTTGTTAATGGCTTTAACACTTCAACTGCTGATGAAGACGGTTGGAAGACAAAGGGCATTGCAGCTTTCCGTATGAATGGTAGAGGTGTATACGGTAACAACTACCGTTGGAGAATCTCACCAAACTCAGAATACGAAGAAGAATTCGGTATCAAGATGTACTCATTTGAAACACTCTCAACAGACAATGGTCTTAGTGCTATTGATATTCATGTTGGTTCAGCTGTTACATCTAACAAGTACCGCTCAATTACACAGATCAATGACATTATTGATGACCTTGATCTTGGTTCAGCTCCGATGGATACTCGTGTATACGAAGATAACATCGAAGCTCTTTATAATGAATACGTAGCATTCATTAACACACTCGCTTCAACTCCAGCTGGTCTCCAGAAGATTGAACGTAAAGATGCTGATGGTAAGCCAATCATCCCTGCTCTTGACGAATTCGATATCTTCTTCGGTACAGACGTTGCTACAACAACAAAGCACACAAACTTTGTAGTTGAAATTGAAGCTGGTAATACTGATACAGAAGTTATCTCTGTTAACCGCTCACAGGGTGTTACACTCGCTGGTGGTTATGATGGTGACTTCGGTTCAGATGCAAGATGGGTTGACCCAACTGACCCAACAATCATCATCACAGGCGACGCAGCTATCGCTAAGTATGAGATTGCTTGTTACAAGAATGCTTTCAACGGCGTTTATGATAACACTCTTCTCTCAACAAGACGTACACCTCTCAACTACATGTTCGATGCAAACTATCCTTACGAAGTTAAGGGTGCATTAGCAGATCTTGCTAACTTAAGAGAAGACTGCCTCTGCTACATCGACGCAGGTGTTGAAACAACTCTGAACCAGCTTGATAACTGCATTTCAAATATGGCTCAGTTCAATACAAGAAACCTTTCAAAGGAATTCCAGCACTATGTTGTAAGAGACCCTGAAACAGGTAAGAAGTGTGACGTCACAACAACATACTTCATTGCTCAGAACATCGGTATCCATACAACATTAAATGGTACACAGACACCATTCGTTAAGAGATATGCTCAGCTTACTGGTCATATCAAGGATTCCCTTGAACCATGCATTAACGATATCGCAATGGACGAAAAGGAAAAGCTCTACAAGGCACGTATCAACTACTTCGAGAATATCGATGAGAACGTATACCAGAGAGCTACACAGTCTACAGCACAGACAATCACATCTGATCTCCTCGAAGAATCTAACATGAACGTTCTCTTCGAACTTAAGAGACAGATTGAAAAGGACTGCTGGGATATCATTTACACATTCACTTCAGCTGAAGACAGAGCAGTATTCAAGAGAACTGAAGAAGCTAAGTTCGTAAGCTGGCTCGGTGTTAAGTGTGAATCATTATCTATCGACTTCGATCAGTCAGACTTCGAAGCTGAAAGATCAATCCTCCACTGCTATGTAGCTGTTGTATTCAGAGGCATTACAAAGAGAGTTATCATCGAAATCGATGTTAACAAGCGCAACAGCGTAAGCGAATAAGAAAGGGGTGACAATGTATGGCTAATAGTTTACAGACATTCCAGACTGGTATTCACTCATCTGATTCAGCTGGTACAATTACAAATTATGCATTATTCCTCGGCGGTCTTAACGTTACTCGTAATGCTCTCCAGCAGTATGACCCGCTTAAGACAGGCTTTGGCCGTATCTTCATGATCAGACAGCCTCTTTTCATTGAAGAACTTGCTAAGAATAGTACAGACCTCCAGAATAAGATGTCAATGTTCAAGCACATTCTCGAATATGCTAACACTGGCGTTGAAGGTGGTAACGATATTCAGGTTCAGACATCACAGATGCAGGGCGGTTATACTAACCGTGCAATGGATATTCCAACAATTGCAACTGATGATACAAATGAACTTACAATTAAGACATATGAATTTTCAGGATCACCTGTAAGAGAATTCGTACAGTTCTGGATCAACGGTGTAGCTGACTTACAGTCAGGCTTCTCACACTACTATGGTGCTCCGGTTCCTGTTTCACAGGCTAACCACACAGCAGAATTTATCTACGTTGTTACAGATCAGTCAGGTAAGAAGGTTGAATTCGCAGCTCTCTATGCTAACTGCTTCCCTAAGTCAGTTCAGCTCAGCCAGTTCAACTACGATGCTGGTACACATGATCTCGTTCAGATGAACGTAACATTTACTGCTACAAGATACATGAGCCCACAGATCAACGAGCAGGCTGTTAAACTTATCAATAAGTATAACGTACTTGTCGACTCTCTCTACTTCAACAGTGGTTATGATGTTTCAATCGATAAGAAAACTGGTACACAGTATGATACTAAATCAGGTGTTCTTGTTGATAAGAAGATCTCTCCTAACTGGTATCGTGATGAAGACAGAGGCGAATCTTACGATCTCGCTGCTCGTCAGTAATATATACTTTTTGAACCTCCGTTTATCTGGTTTTAACATATATAAAGAATCCCGTACATGGCTTTCATGTACGGGATTTTTAACGGTAAGAATACCCTACACACGGAATATGTGTGTAGGGTATTCTTTATGTAGTAAGTGAATGAATTGATAGTATTTACCTATATGTTATGCTTCTGGAGTTTCTTCTTCTGCCGGTTGTGCTTCTCCACCACCGTTATCTCCTCCGTTATTCTCATCTCCTTCACTATCGGATTTGAGATCGTCACTTACACCATTTAGTTTAACTTCATCATAGATTTCTTCAAGTTTAGCAAAGTCAAGCATTGGTAAGAATTCTTTTGCAACTTTCTTCTTGAAGTCATTTATTCTAGTCATCATTGTCTCATCCTGGTTATCCTGTCCGAAGAATAAGTTAACTGCCCATTCCTGGAATGCATTGTGGTTGTTTATTAACTCACCTGTAATATTAGCATTTCCTGATTTTGGCTGAATGAAGTTGAATGAGAATGACTCTATTATATTCTCTGGAATAGTAGTACTATACCTCATTATAGTTTTATATAATTCAGTAATCTGTACATTGTAGTCAAGCTGGAA